ATATACCTCTATCCATCCAATAAGTTTTATAACCTTCTCTGAACAGCAAACGATTATCATCTCTAGTGACGCTGACACGTAAACCCAAATCCACCTTACGATTCAATTGAGAATATTCTTGTATACGTGGATCTGTGACTCTTATATTATAAGCCATTGTGTCATAATATGGGCCAAAATAAGCTCCACTCATGCGACTTTTCATTCTACGCTTTTGAACACCAAACGTTTCGACTTCAAAGAATTTGTCAACTTTTTTACTTTCAAGTATTTTCATGCCAAGATCAAACCACTGGCGTCTCCAACCATTTAAATTTGCCATGTTGTAAAGATCTCTGCCTAGCATTACAGCAAATTGATCCCTGTCTGGACTATCAGCCAAACTTAACCTGTGAGCAAATCTCAAATAAAATTGATGCAAGTCATCTTCAGATAATCTGCTTCTGATTTTAATTGGAATTTGAGGATCTAAAAATGTTCTTAATTCATTAGCGATCTTAGGAGCAACTTTATCTTCCCATTGATTTCTTGCTCTTATATTTTTATAAAAGTTATCGTGCAAATCATCAAGCTGAGTAGTACCTAAGACAGGATCAATATAATTGTCTTGAAGTAACCGTTTCATCACATCTGTATCTTTTCGCAGTTGTGTTTCAATTGCATCAGAAACGTTCATCACATCAAATTTTATTTGTGATTGAACAACGGCTTTAAAATTACCCCAGACTTCTTTATTATCACGATATCTGCCAAATACAATTCTCAAGTTATCTGCAATGACGGCTCTTTCATTTACACTCATTGTGTCTGATAAATCGTTCACAAACTTGGTTATGAATCCCTTGTCTCTGTCCAAGAGCTTATCGCTATCTTTGATCAATTGTAAGTTATTGTTGAGTACATAAGTGTTTGGCTGATAAAATCTAACGTCTTCATATCTACCTGTGGCGGGGTTGAATTTAATCTGATCTTCTCTCGGTGCAGAGGTTAGCATCCTATTTCTAGTAGCTTTCTTATTGTGAAGGAGAGTACCACGATAATTAGTATAGGAGAGTGTTCCTTCAAGCTCTTTAGTTTGTAATATGTAGTAATCAAGTAATGTTTTCCTCAATTTATCATTCTGAATAAAATCATCCGGTGTGGTTGCCCATAACTGCATTGCATCTAATTTCGCCTTAGCGTTGGCAAACTTAATTGTGTCGCCATTTAACTCATAAGTGGAATCTGTTGCGGCTCTCAGTTGTTTAACGCCTAGACTCTCGCCCTTATAATTCACAAATTGATCCACAGTCAGTTTACCTGTGTTCAAAAGATCAACCTTTTGATAATCACCTAAATGTTTAAGTTGAATATCTCTCGGTTGTCGCATGAGCCAATCATTGTAGCTTTCTTTCAGTGGCGTTTGACCATCATAATAAGCAATTTGCTCTTTTGTTAAACCTTCTAAGTTTCTTCGTCTAACTTGAGCAACACCTTCTAGCTTAGAAATGTCATCCCAGGATTTAAAAACTGGAACTGTTGTGGAGCGGCAATTAAAGTGCGCAGGAGGCAGATGCCCCGTGTCCCCCATATCATAGACATGCCCGTCGCGGTGCGCACACAGAGGTGTCGTCCTCGCGTCCAGAACGGCCACATACTGCCACCCTCTGAGTGCCTTTTCGTTGGCACGGTAAACAGCGTGGTCAACCTGAGCGTGGACGCTGGTGATTGCGGTGACTACCAAGGATCTAGACTGCATTCTGGTTATATTGTGAATGTTGCCTTTACGAATTTCCAAAGCAATTTCATTTGTTGTCTTACCTTCAGAAATACCTTTGCGAATTAAAGCTTCAATTCTTTTCTTTTCAGAAGTACTCACACCTGACCAACCAGAAGCAAGTGTTCTATTTTCAAACAAAGGTTTTTCAAGAACAATCTCTTCCGATATACGTCTTTGCGGTCTTTCTGTGCGCCATATCTTACCCATTGTTGTCTCAACAGTTTGATAAGCAAAAGATGCTTGATCTGCTGCAAAATCTAATAGGGAACGCTTTGATGTGTTATGAGCTTCACGATAAGTACGTAATAATTCCTTGTCCAAAGCGTCTTTGAATTTCTTTGATTTTAAGTCGGACGAACCTACCAACTTATCTAACCTAATAACGTGGCCATCAATGATTACTTCAATCTTATCATTGACACCTTTCTCAAATAAGCGTATCATTGCCGCTCTGTCTAGTGCTTTGTCATATATTTCAGTATTTACATTAATGGCCATTTATTTATCTCTTTATTTTAAAAATCCAACAGAACCAATTCTGCGAGTTGCTGTACCTAGTTTATAACCTGTTTTACCCATTCCAAGTTTTTCATACTTAGCTGTTGCAGTTGTTCTGTGCTCTGGTCTGTGCAATATACCTGAGATAAAACCACCGGTATTGGCTAACACAATTTTTCTTACGCGTTTTCCGCTAGCATTTTTGTTACCCTTCATTGCTGCAGATCTTTTTCCGCTTTTCGCCATTTTTAATGCCTCTGGGATATGAATACAAATTTATCGGCGGAAACCAAATTTTAATTGGGATTGACATTACTTTCTTTTCTTTGTTAGCGCTTGTCCCAATCTAGCTGCACCATAATTTGTGGCACCACCAACTATTGCTCCACCAATTGCGCCTGGAACTGTACCAAAAGGGCCAGCCAGCATTGTTCCTGTAAAAGAGCCTCCAATTGCGCCCCCTAAAGTGCCTATTGCACCAGCGGTACGTCTGTGTCTTATTTGCGCTTTTTGGTCTTTATTATTACCAATATAAGCGCCACCAACTAAGTTGCCAACTGGTCCAAACAAACCACCAACAACAGCTGTTCTTGCACCGCCTTTAGATGCATTTGTATTACCTTTTAATGCAGTGGATAATTTTGCATTTTTAATACTTTTACCATGACCTGTGAATCTTGTGTTCATTTCTTTTTCCTCTTTTGTTTAGTACGTTTAGCCACATCTAACGCAATTGCAATTGCCTGTTTTTGTGGTTTACCTGATTTCATCTCGGTAGAAATATTCTCAGAGACAGTTTTCTTTGAATAACCTTTCTTAAGGGGCATTATTTGCTCCTATTGCGTTTGCATTTTCTGCATTCTGATCTGTTGGCATCAACAACCTATCGGCAGTTATTTCTTGAATAGCTTCCTCATCATTGTAGTCAGGCGACACCAAATCATTTTGTTTAAGTAAAACCAACCAAACAGATCTCGGCAACAAACCTTGTTGATACCACTCAGTTGCCAATCGCAACCAATCAGCTCCAAGAGGAACAGGATTAAAATCTGTGGACAGTGAAAATTCTATTTCAGAAACCCTTAATTGCAAATCGTAACGCCAATTCAGCATAAATACAATAACTTGCGCCATGATGTTGCTAACTTTGTTATTCAAGGTACCTAACTGTGCTGTTTGAGCTGCATTTCTGATTTCCAATGCGACACCTGATTGTTCAGTTTCAGGACTCAACATTCTGATACCAAGCTTAGCCATTTCTTCAATACTGGAAGCAATTGCTCTATCCATGTCTTGAAGCGCTGCTGTCGGAGTTTCCAAAACCTTGGCATCATCGCCTTGTCTCAAACGTAACCATGTACCCAAACCACCACTCACAATCTCATCAAACTCTTCATCAGTCATGTCTGAAATGATCACCGGTGTATACGTAGCAGCTCCATAAAGTAAATGATTACGCCTACTAATTTTGTTGTATAGGCTAATTTCCTTATCAATAATAGCGGCTAACATTGGTTCGACTAAGTCTATTGAACCATTTAAGGGCCAGGCTGGTATAATACTGATCGGCTCGCCATTTGCCATTATATTGCTGAATGTATCAACCAAATCAAATTTGATTGCATTGTTTGCAATTTCAACATTTTGTTTGGCCCCTCCAATCACGGGAACACTGGTGGTATTCGAAGATCTTTGGAATTTTCTTATCTGATATTTACCTTCAACAAGCTCATGGACGTACACAGTGTCTTTGAATGTTGGATGGAACTCATTCTCATCATAAGATTCTTCAAACACTCTGACAATTACTCTGTCTAAAATTGCCTTGCCATACTGATTCTCGCTGACTCTCCAGTTTACAATTTGTTCAGCTTTTCTGAGTACTGGATATGGTTTGAAATTTAACAACTCTTCTTTTGCGTATGATTCTGCATTTTCCACAACAGGGTAATCCACAAAAACCCATGCTCTAGATGTTTGTACTTCTTCCCAAAGAGCTGCATCCAAAAATGCAGCTAAAGGAGAATCATCCTTGCCAAATTCGTTTATGATCCAATCATAAGCTTCTTCAGGAATACCATCAGGTAACTCTAATAAAGGTTTCTTTCTGAGCAATCCACCAATAATCATTTTTGCAAATTGAGCGGTGATGCCTGGTAATTCAGCTTCAGCTTTGTAAAATTTGTATTGAGCTTGACTCATACTTGGTGAAAACGGTATCAAAAGATTTTTAAATGTTAATACATCAATATTTGCATCAAAGTCTTTTACATATTGTTCACCACTGCATACAGCTCTACATTTTTGCCATAAAGGGCTCAATGACTCATAAGCTGCATTTGG